GGATTACATGGAAATGGCAGAAATAGCGTGTCTAAGGGATGAAATCTAATGTCGATTGCAACACTCTACTTTTCAACTACATCGGCCGGGTTGGGAACAGGTGTTGACTGGGATAATCGTGCAGCGTTGTTTACTGCGGGGGTGTGGTCTCCATTGATTACAGGTTTTAGTTTCGCTGGATCGGATTCGCTTATGGCAATGATCGGCCCAGGGAATTATACGTGCAGCCAATCATTGACTTCGGGTGTAATTGCTCCAACTGCAGCTAATCCGTTTATCGCCCATGGTTGCGATTCGTCCGGCAATATTCTCGCACCGCCAGATCCTGAATGGGTGAGTGCACAACCGTTTTTGACAACGGGAATGCCCGTTATTGCAACGACAACAAACATAGCCACAACATCGCTCGCTAATTCGTTTTGGAGATTGATTGCTTTTGAAGCAAGTGGTCGAAACGGAAACGTTATCACAAACGCGAACCTAGATTTTGTGAGCGTTACAAACAGCACAAACAATACTTCCGCGATAGGTGTTAGTAGTGCAGCTACTTTTCGGAATAGCCAAATTATTATGTCAGGAGCCAATTTTGCAAATGCGATAGAGCATTCCGGTGCATCGATTTTTTCAAACGTGCGAATGGATGGGTCGCTAGGAGTAACAGGTGGAAACAGGCAAGGAGTCGTCACAGCGACAGCAGGCATTGCGAATGCCGAAATGCTCACGATCATAGGATTCGCAGGCGGTGGGTTTTTTGCGGCAGCAGGCACGGCGACACGGTTCAGTACGCTGCGGCGGTCGTCAATTATTGGGTGCGGGACTTATGGGTTCCGTGGAAATCCAAGTGCATCCCAAACAGTTTTTCACCAAGTTGTCGATTCTTTGATAGTCAACGGAACGGCACTGGGAATTGATGGTCAATCAGCGGCCAGAATATGGGTGTCGAATTGCCGACTAAGGGATAATACCAGCGGAAACTTGTCAGGTATGGGGAACTATCCGCAAAACATGGGCGTCTTCGCGGCAGCAGGGACGGACGTAGACGAATTCGTGGACTCGGCTGTCAAGGACTATCGAATTAAAAATACCTCAACGATTTGGGGAAAAGGTTACGGGCCAGGCGATCAGCCTGCGGCAAGTGGCGGAACTAAATCTTTTGTGTTCGGGGGATGACAAATGATACTTACTCTACCGCTACAGCCAAATCTATCACCAGCTCCAACAGTGCGGCGATACACGTACACAGCAGGCAGCGAAACCATCGGGGCGGTTATCGGCACTGCGGTAACGGGCGTTATCGATGCGACGTTTACGCATGTTTGGGACTTCGACGTAACGGCGTGGGCAGTTGGAACGTATTGGGTGCTAATCGGTAACGCAGGAACGCCTAGCGTGTATGTGCCGGTCAGGGTGACGGTATCGGATGCAACGTACTATGCGACGATAGCCGAGCTTAATCGAGACACAGCTATTGCAGCGGTATCGGCTGTGGTCACATCGACAGGCACGATAACAGGCCCGATAATTATGGGCGACGATTACTTAGCTTCAATCGGCAGGTCATTTCAATGGACGATTGCAGCGCTCACAGGTTTTTCCGCAGGCACTGCGGTCTGCAGGTTTGGCGGTCGATACAAGACCAATACATGGCTAGTGACAGGCATTGTAGCTGACGTTGGCGGGGGCAATTGGACGCTCACATTCGACTTGCCAAGGACAGCAACAACGGGGCTAGCAGAGGGCTATTACGAGTGGTCGGTGGAGGTCGCTAACGCTGCGGGGTCTGAGTTTACGCGAGTAAGGAGCGGTCGCAATGTGCTGCTTGTGGACAAGCAGACATGAGGACACCTACCCCCCCTAGTGCTAAGGTACTTTCGAGGGTCGAAACAGAGCGATGCGGGTGAAGGCGTCCCGTTTATTTGAGAGAATGTCCGTCCGTCCGGTAGGTTGCGGCGGGGAGGGGGAAAGCGTATTGAGATTGAAACCGTTAACGATGTTCGATTGATTGCAAGAGCGATGAACGAAGAGTGGCCGATAACAGGCGAACAAAAAAAAGAGATCATTGAAAATCTAATGCGAATCATCGAAAGCGGAATTCCCGATTTGCAGATTCCAGCAAGCCGGGCATTAATGGTGGCCGACGCGCTCAACCAAAAGCGTCACGCGTTGGAAGAAAATAAACTCGCATTGGAGCAGAAACGTAAACTTGAACTTATCGAACTCGCTCACAAGCTCGGCATTGTTGGAAATGACGGCGGCTCAATTGGAGTCGTTGATTCGCAATCGTCCAGAATCGCAAACGAGTGAAGCACAACGGATACTTAATCCTAGGGTATTCGACGAAAAGGAATACGACAGGGAACGCAAGGCAAAGGGACGCGCCCAGGGTCGTGTAGTTTACATTCCGGTCCCAAAGAATATTGAGCGGAGATTGGCGTGTTTGCGAGATCCAGAGCTATTTTTGACCACGTACTTCACCGCAACCTACTACGAACCGTTTACGGAGGATCGTAGCGATATGCTGCGGTCGATTTGGAGAGCTGCTAAGTATGGCGGGGATCAGGCAATCGCAGGCAGCCGAGGCGAGGGAAAGACTACGCTCGCAATGGACGGAGCGTTTTGCCTGATGCTAGCAGGCTTGTCAGGTTTTCCGGTTGTGGTTGGCAAGAATCAAGACTCGTCAACCGATGAGCTAATAGCACTGCGGGAGCGCATTATGGAGTCGGAAACATTTGTGGAGGACTTCCCGGAAATTGGCGTGCCTCTTTTAGCCGTTGGTCCGTCAACAGCTAATGCAAGACTACAAACGGTAGGCGGTAAGTTTATCCGAATGTATCTCGGCCAAAAGCATTTTGCATTTCCCACGCTCACAAACGATCAACTACCACATTGGCCGAAAGGGCTGGAATCGGTTGCGTGCGGGCAGATGATGGGAGCGGTCGGAATCGATGGCAAAATACGCGGGTTTAAGTTTCGATCAAAGCGGCCTACGCTCGCAATTATAGACGACATCGAGGACAAGGAATCGGCAAACTCAGAGCTACAGATTGAAAAGATCGAATCAATCATTGAGGAGGATATCGGCGGTATGGGCTCCTCGGCTGAGCGTATTGCTCGGGTCTATTTGTGCACTACGCTGAACCGAAAGTGCAACGCATACAAGTACACCGATCGAAAGCAGAAAGGCAGTTGGAACGGTCGTCGATATCGAAAAATGATTAAACGGCCTGACCGGATGGATTTGGTAGAACAGTACATTGAGATGCGAAAATTTAGACACGCCGAAGATCCAGATGCCAGGGACGCATTTCGATTTTGGCGTGACAATCAAAAAGAAATTGAAGCAGGCCATAAGGTTTCCAACCCGTACAGCTACTCAAAGAAAATCCACAGCGACGGCGAACCGATGGAGCTTTCTACATGCCATGCCTATTTCAATAAAGTTGCGGACTTTGGAGAAAAGGCGGTCGCAACTGAGATCGACAACGATCCGCCGGAAACGGTCGGGCCGCAGGGTAATGGGCTGGACGCGGCAATGGTGCTCAGTCGTATCAGCGGTCTAGGTCGTCGTCAACTACCCATGAACACGGTCGCACTAACAGCGGCGATTGACTTGGGCAAGTATCGGTGCCATTGGGTGGTTTGTGCATGGTGGCAAGGTGCGGGAGGTGTGGTAGTCGATTACGGCGTGGCTGAGGTACACGGCACAGATAAGTCTATTGACAACGAAGCTAGCGAACCACAGATCTACAAAACGCTTTTGAATTGGCGCGACGAGTTGCTAAACAAAAACTACACGGACGCAACTGGAGCAATACGCAAGGTAGATTTTTGCATGGTCGATTCCGGCACATTCACAAACGCGGCCTACGAGTTTACGCGGCAAGTGCGAGGAATCTTTCATCCGTCAAAGGGGCTCAATCCCTACCAACAGAAAAAGGCATCAACGAGTACAATCATTGCAGGGGCCAATCTCCACGCCAGCAGGTTAGCGGCTCAAGACGTGTGGCTTTACGATTTGGATACAAGCTATTGGAAACGGTGGGTTCACGAGCGATTCTTAACCCCCACGTTTGACGAAAACAACATGCTACGGCGTGGCTCGCTCTCGTTGTATTCGACCGATGGAACCAAGACGCATAGCAGCTACGCGCAGCACATTGTAGCCGAAGAACTGGTTACCGAGTTTAAAGAGGGCAAGGGCAGCAAAACCTATTGGAATCAAAAGAATGAAAACAACCATTGGTTAGACGCAACGTATATGGCAGCGGCGGCGTCGGAAGCGTGCGGCGTCAAGCTGATGGCAGTTGCAGATGATACAATAGAACCACGGCATATCAGCGGAGATAAGCCAAAGGTACAACCAAAAGCACAACAGCACGGCCAGCGGTTTCGAACTAGGCCAGGCGGTTGGATACCACGAAGGAAATAGAATTGAAAACACAAGAAATAGAACTAGGTTCGGCAGTTGACCAAGCTGCCGATGAATTGCTTGCGGCGTGGCGTGTGGCTGCATGAAAACGCATCCTCTCCAAATACGGCTTATTGAAAGCAACTATCAAAAAGTTGGCATTCCAGTTCGTTGCAAGCCGTATACGTGTTTGCGAGTGAATTAACCAGTATGAGCAAGAAGCGAGGCGAAACAAAGATGTCTGACGTTGTGCGAGCGGTTCCAACTGCGGACCAAATGAACGAACCGTCAAAGTATTCACGCCGTGCACGTTCCCGCACATTCACAGCCAAGCCTTGTTCAGTTTGTGCGGCCTTGCGAGAACCGGATACAAACTACACGCGGGTGTATGCAACGCGGGACAGTGTGCGTTATTGCAAGTGCACCTATTGCAACAACACGTGGAAGGATTCTGACGGCTAGATATTTTGGAGCAGTTCCATACAGTGGAATTTAGGTAATTCTAATATCCTAGTTACTTTGCCATGCTTATTTCATGGCAACTTCCGCGAGCCTCTTGGCACAAGTCGAATCAGCGATTGAAGCACTCTTAACGGGTGGGGCGGAGTCGTATTCTATCGGCTCAAGGTCAGTCACAAAATTAGACCTAGCCGAGCTATTTAGGCAACGCGACTTGCTTGTCACTGCAGCAAGCAGGGAATCGGGTCGCAGCCCATTTAGCCTAGCCAAGTTTGGGAGGACATCCCGATGATTGGCGAAACGATTGACAAAGTTGTTGGCATGTTTTCCCCGCTCGCACAATTGCGACGAATGCAGGCCCGCAAGGTTATGCGGTCCTACCAGGGGGCCGAATCAAACAGGCTAACAGGCAACAAGCGACCACGGAACCAAGCAGCGGACCAGGAGCTACTAGGGCCATATGGTGCCGATGCTATGCGCTCGTGGGCACGGTCTTTGGTGCGTGACAACGCCTACGCATGGAATGTGGTTGACACGATTGTATCAAACGTCATTGGCGACGGTATCACAGCTCAATCGACCTATGAGACTGAGGAAGGCGAGGACATTGAGGACGCAAACGACACTCGAGACAAGACATTTTCAGAATGGTGCGAAGTTTGCGACATCAATGGTGAGCTAACATTCTCAGAGATTCAAGCACTTGTTCAACGCGAAGTC